GAGACAAATACATGAGTAGTGGGCTTGGGTTTTTGGTGTTGGAAAAAAGCTCATTTTTTTCAAACGCTTGCCCTATTGTAGGGCTTTTATAGTAACCGCTTTTTTTTGATTTAGCTCTTTATCGGGGTTATTGTTTTTGTTTTTTGGAATATATAGAAATAATCTAATAACAAACACAAAAACACCCAACAAATCCCAAAAATGGGTTAACAAAACCCGCATTAACTCTTTTGCTTTTGTCTCAATTACAACGATTTTTAAAGATAACTGAAGAAATTTTAACTATTTTTATTTATCCTGTCAAGTTGTCTCATAAAATAAAACGCTTTCAAAAACTCATACAATAACGCTATTATAACGATGTTTTTTATTAAACTAAGTATGAAAAAAATACTAAAATAAAAATCTTTTCACAAAAAAATTAAAAGTAAAATCTATTTGTTAGACAAAAACAACATTAAAAAAACGCTAACCTAAAACAATTTTTTTTTTAATGCTGTTTTGAATAAAGTAAAACAAACTTCATTAACACATATGAAAAAAGAATATTTTAAAAATTTTTAAAATAAATGGTAACCGCGAGTGATAAAAAGCGGCGCAAATAGTCGTTTCTGCTTGGGTGGCTTAAACAAGCAAGGCAAGACTAAAACACTAAAACAATCTAATCTACATTATCATCAGCGTTCGCTAATGCTATAAGTTCGGTTATATTCATTTGCCTATAATCGTTATTCTCTTTATGTTCTATCGCTTGGATCTGCTCTTTTCCAAACAAGCTAACGCCAGCATCAATAAAAAGTCTAGAAACTTTTTCAGCCGCTACGATAATATTTATATTGTCTTTCACTTTATCGCCTGCTTTTTTTATCATCTTAATCAGCTCACCTCTTGCCACAATAGCACAAAATAATATCTGCTTTTTAATGTAAGCTGTATTCATCGCTTTCAAAATCAACTCATCGCTACTTGTTTCAGCTATCGCTTCCACTACCACAGGATCAAGGTCTAAGTTTTCTAAACTTTGTTTTAACACTTCTTTAACTTCTTCTTTTTTAGTGTCTAAAAATAAATTCATTTTATCCGTTGTCAGCTTGTTTTCTAAAATAACGGCTGCTTCGTTAGCAATCTTTTTCTTTTCCCATTTGTCGCGTATCTTAAATTTTCTTATTAAACTAACGCTTACGCTATACTTTTTACTTAACGCGCTTATACTCATGCCATGCGTCTCATACATAGCTCTTATTTCTTGTAATATAGCCTTATTCTCCCACTCCCCATCCATAGCCCATAATGTTAAAGTTCTACTATTTATACCGAATTTTTTTGCAATCTGATACTTAGATTCTAAACTTCTTTCATAATATCTTTTGACCCTAAGTTTAAAATCGTTTGAATAAGCTCTACTTACTTTTTTATTTTCGTTTTCTTTTTTTTCTTCTCCCATTAGTTGCCTTCCGCTAAGCTCTGGTATTTTTTGAGATCAATTTTTCCGCCGGTATCATTAATGTAATCTGTTTTGTCCTGGTGTTCTTTAATCTTTGCTAACATTAGCGGGCTTACACTACCGCCTAAGCTCTCCAACATCTGCAAATTTTTCCTTAAAGAATTAAGTAGTATTTCTTGCGTTTGCGTGGCTCTTGCGGTGTTTTCTTCCTTGCTTCTAAATCCCCAACTTGTCATTGCTTTGGCTTCATCTCTTAATTTCTGCGTCACCTGTCCGCCTTGTGCCATGGTCTTTGCGACTCGGTTAGCATAACTTAACCTAGCGTTATCCGTTTTTGCTAAATCAAAATCAACGCCCTTTAATCCTCCTGTCTTGTGGTTGATCCATAGCTTCACCTGGTTATAGATACCGCTATGATCTTGAGCTTTTTTGATTAAATCATCGCCTAAATCTAAAGCCTTAATATCATCAAAAATATCCTGCGTAGCTTTGTTAATGCTCGCTAGCCTTGTCTTATTCTCGCTTTTAACGTTTAGGTTTCCGTTTAGATTGACATTTAGATCCATTCCTAAAAACTTTTTAGCCATGTAGTAATCAAACGCCGTAATACTTCTATTTTTGATCTTATCGTCCAAATAGGCGATCCCGGTAGAAATGTAAGACGGATCAGCTTCTAAACTTTGATTAGCATTAGCTAAACTTTGGTTATTAGCTAAATTTTGATTAGTTTTATTCTCGCTTTCTGGTGTGCTTGGCGTTTTTTTCTCTTGCTTGATCGGTTTATAAAGGCTGTTTAGTTGTTCTTCAAAAATTTCACTTTCTGTTTTTTCATTCATTGCTTTGTCCTTTCATCAAATCACTTTAAAAATGATCGTTTTAAACGCTTCATCTTCTAGCTTGACATACCACTTTTAAAAGATTATCAGACTCGCTTTTAATCTCGTTTTTGATTTCTTGCTTTAAAGCGTTTGTTAGCGCTTGTTTGTCGAAAGTATTGACTAGCTCGCTTAATTCGTTTTTCGCTAATCCTAGCGCTTCATTATTTTTTTGTTTGAACGATTCGCTTTCGTTAATGAGTCCTTGTATCTTATTGTAGAGTTTCATTTTTTAACTCCTTGCTATTTTGACAAATTTTACAAGTAGTAAAAATTTCTTTCAAGGGTTATTTTTTTTTAAAAGCGTTTATCAGCGTTTCATAGCCTTGTAACTTCGCTTCGCATGTGTTGTCTTTAATAGTGATTTTGTGGTATTTGTCTTTAATCTTGGTTGCTTCTAAAAGCTTGTTAGCCTTGTATTGTTGGCTTTCTAATTCTAGCGCTTGGATCGTTTCATTTTGTTTGATCAAATGCGCTTCGTTAGTGTTTAGCCTTTCATTCGCTAGAACTAATTTAACCTTTAGATTATTATTAAAAACTAATAAAATAACAATAGCAACATAAGGCATAGCCCCCCTAAAAACCCTAAAAATCACACCATAAAGCACTAATAACTAAAAAAAGGATTAGAGTTAATGTAATTTGTGATTTCTTCCATGCTCGCTGGCTTAGGCTTTGCTATTGGCGCGGGGGAAGCGTTTTGCATGGTTGGTGTTGGTTTAGCTTCATTACCTAATCTAACGCTCGCTTTAGCCATGGGTGTTGCGTTTTTTAGCCATGTATACTCATCCTGCCGTTGGATGTTTTCAAGCTTCATGGCTTTCGCTCTGTGATCGTTTAGTGTTTTTTCTTGCTTGTGTCTTTCTTCACTCATGATCTGTTGTCTTTTAGCAAAATCCATGCTTTGTTCGGCTTGTCTTTTTTGCAACTCAAACGCTTGCGCTTGCTTCTTATCATTCGCTAAATCTCGCATTCTTTGATACTTTAAGGCTTCTTCTCTGATTTTAGCGTTATCAAAAAGGCTTCCTGCATTAGCAATCGTGTTCGCAAAATTGCCCATGCTTTCATTTAATGCTAAATTAGCGTATCGTTGGTTATTCAACGCTTGATTAAAACCATCTAAACCGCCTCTGCCTGCTGTGATGCTTTCAAAATAAGCCATTAATTTGCCCTTTCTTTTAATTTATTCGCTATCACGCTTATAGTGATACTTTTAGATAAACTTGTTTTAGTGTTGTTCGCTTTAAAGGTTATCGTATGCTTTCCTACCTTATCGCTTCTAAACAAACACACGCTACCGCTCGCTATTTGTTCGTTAGCTTCATTATAAAAGCCCTCTTCAGCATTAGACAAGGTGCTAAACCCCCATAACCTTGTTGGCGCGTCTTTCAAAACTTCTAACTTGTCGCTAAAAACCTGTATAGAATTAACCTCGCTTTGTTCGTTAAGCTTTTCTAATTCCTTACTCAAATTATTTAATATCGTTTTCAACTCGTTCGTTTGTTCTTTTTCTTGGATATTCACATCCCCGTTATCTATGGTGATTTGATCGTATTCAGATCCGATCTGGCTTATGATTTTAAACGCTGTTTCAAAAACGCGCACTGTGAGTCCATTAGCTGCGTTGGCGTGCACCTGTAATAAGCTCACTAATGCGTTTGCGCGGTTTATTATAGCGTTATCTCTTAGGCTTTTTAGCATCGCTTGGCACTGGATTAGCTTATTTAGTGTTTCGGCTTTAGCGTTTTGTAAGTTCGCTTGCATACCTAAAAAGTCTATTTGCATTTTCGCTCTCACTTGCTCGCTTTGTAGGTATTGCGATTCTTCGTTTAAAGCTAACTGCTCGCTTTGTAAGGCTGCTTGCATGCTCGTTGTGTTTAAATCTTTGTTATTGAAATTTTGCTTTTGTAAGGCATCTTTGAATAAAATGAAATTCCTTATAAATCGTGTTGTATCCATTTTAAGCCTTATCAATCACCTTAAACAAAAAGTTATTAACGCCTTTGTCTTTGACTAAATCAAAAAACTTTTTTACCGCTTCGCTGCTTTTATAAATCATCTCTTCATCGTGTTGCATTCCTAACAGAACACACCCTAAAGTATCATGCGCGCTGTTTCCTACATGGATTAAAATTTTTCGGTTTTTAAAATCCTTGTTATTGGGATCTACTAGCTGTAACACTTCATGGCGTAAGTTATTGCATTTTTTATTTTGGTATTCTTTAGGCACCGTGCAACTCGTATCGCTCCACTCTAACTCGTAATCTCTCGCTATTATCGGCTTATCTAAATTCGGCGTATCTGTTGGCTCTCCGCTGTTTTCTAATGAAAAGCAACTGAATAAGGCTTTTTCTTTTTCGTAGTGTTTGATTATCGCTTTATCGCTTATGCCTTGATCGTGCGTGCTTTCAAACACGCTAAAATTTCCTAACATGCCGCTTTCTTTCTTGTCTTTTCTCACTAGAGGCCTTAAATCGTGTTTTCTTTCCAGTAAGACTAAATACATTAACTTCCTTTAGTTTCTTGGTATTTAATCACAATCAAGCCTTATTTTAAAGGGTTATTATTTTTTGTGCAAAACTTCAAATCGTTTTCTAGCGTTTCGGTATAAATCAATAACGCTCGCAAATATTCTAACGCTTCTAAATGTTCGCTCGGTCGTGTAGGTGTTTCAATGTCGCATTTAATGGGCACTTTCACCTCTTGATAAATCACCTTTTTAGCGCATGCAGTTAAGCTAACACCAAAAACGCACGCTAAAAATAAAAGCTTCATTTTTCATAAACTAACGCTTGACATTTTCTAAATTTATCAAATCCATTTTATAACCTTTTCTTTAAACTATCTAACGCTAAAGCGCTCACGCTTTCTGCTCCTAAATACCCAATGCCTCCACTAATCGCTACGCATAAACTAGTTGGTAAATTAAAAAAATAATCTGCCACCTCGTAGCTTATCCATGTGATTAGCGCGCTCGATCCCACGCCTTGAATAATGAAAAACACTTTTTCGGCTTTGTTCCTAAAATCTTCGTCCCTAATGCTTCGTAAAACATATAAAACACCTACAAATAAACCGACTATTAGCACCAACAAATACGGGATGGCTTTTGAAACTTCAAACCCTAAAACGATTAAACGCTGTTGCATTATTTGATTATAGCTCTCTTATCTTTGGAATGTTGTAAAGCCATGCCTTCTAAATGCTCGTTTAATAAAATCGTAATGCGTTCTAACGCTTTTAAATTATCTTCAACTTTGGCTTCTAGTTTTTCGGTTTTGTTCACGTCGTTAATAACCAAAACCAGCTCAAAAATTTCTAACAAACAAAACAAAAACAAAACTGCAGGGATTATTCTTATAATCTTTTCATTCCACATGCGCGCTTCCTTCAAATCCCAGCGTTAAGATAGCTTAATTCTAAATTTTCTAAAATTTCATCATCGCTTTGATTTTTGTTTTTGACTTTAGCGATAAAATCCCTATAACCTTTATTCTTTAAACGCTCTAAAGCTTCCTTATTAGCCTTTTTACACGCTAAACGCTTTTTTTTAATGCTTTCAATATTCTTAAAATTTTTAATATAGTTTCTATTTTTCATTAGATGCCTTTATTTTTTGTTGATTAAACACTAATCAAGCGTTTTTTTTAAGGGTTAGTTTTTGTGCTATATCCTCCATGTCGGTTTAGCTTTAGATCTGGCGTTATAAATTTCTTTAATCTCTCGCTTTAGTGGCGCTTTCACGCTCTCATTTGTTATTGCGCTCGCTAATGCGTCTATGCAATCATCTTTTTTAAAAGGCTTATCCGGATTAAAGCTAAAAAGTTCTTTTTCTATCTGCTCGGTGTTGTTGCTAGAATAGCTAAACACTAAAAACCCGGTATTGTAAAAAGGCCTTATCGCTTTGATTTTATCCACTTTGGAGATCTTTCGGCTTGGCGTGTAGCAAATAATCTCATCGCTCAGTAATTCCTTATTGTTTTGTTTGGCTTGTTGGTTGTGTCTTGCTAAAGCCACTAAAAGCAAACGATACAATACTAAACCTCCGCCATCGCTCTCTATAAAGGTTTTTGCGTCCTTGTATTTTTCTTTAGCCGCTAGAATGTGTTTAATGGTTTCTTCTTCGCTCCATATCCCAAAAAAACAATCTAAAACGATATACCTAACGCTTTCATTATAGTTTTCAACGCCTACTACTACGATCGCTCTATTATCAGCGTTCTGGCTCAAACTTAAAGCGTTATCTACAAATATATAAGTATTCATCTCTCCTAATTCATGCGTGAAAACTTTCTTTAGATATTGCGGATCAAAATACCCACCACTGCTAACGACTGGATCTTGTTGGTATTGTGCATGAAATTCATCATTACCCATTTGCAACCTTAAGGATTCTAATTGTTCCTTATTGTGTTTAGCTTCAAATAACGGCGTGTCTTTTTCTCTTGTGTGTTCAAAATCCTTTATTTTGTAGGTTTCTTGGTTTTTGTTCAAGGCTTTAAGCTGTATGATTTTCCATTGTTTGATCGTTTCAGTGTCAAATTCTCGTTCGCTTTGTAAAAACCCGCATAAATCATTACTTCCTAATCGTTGCATAAGAATGGTTATATTAGATCTCGTGTCTTGTAATCGTGATATTACGCTTTCTTTGAAGTTGTAATTAACGAGGTTTGCTTCTTTTTTAGAATTCATGCCGCTCACTTTGATAGGATCATCAATGAGTATCTGATTAGCATGAAATCCTGTGAGTGCGCTTTTTAAAGTCGTTACAAATAAGCCTCCACCCTCTCGTAAAATAAACTCCCTTGCGTTGTTTTGCAAAAATTCTAAAGGTTCATCAAAAAAGATAGTTTTATAAAAAAAACTATTCATCAAATCCCTTACTTGGTTAGCAATCTTTCTGCATAACTCATCGCTGTAAGAAATATAAAAGATTTTTTTAGTCCTGTCTTTGCCTAAACTCCACGCTATAAAGCATCTTGCGATAATTTCGGTTTTGCCATAGCTTGGAGGCATGTTTAAAATCAAACGCCTAATTAGTTCATCGCTTCGGCATGTGTTAGGTTGCGTGCATTCTAAAACCTTGCATAAGTATTTAATATGCCAGTTGTCTAAAAAAGGCTTATTCTCATACCTTTCCCACTTCAAGCGCACGAATTGGTAAAAATCACGCCTTGCTAATTCTCTAATCGCTAATTCTTTTAAAGCTCGTCGCTTATCCATAGCATAACGCCTCTACAGAAAAATAAACCGCTAAAATAAAGCTAATCCCTAAAATGAAAATCAAAACGCTAATCGCTAACATTTCTAAAAACTTCATTTTCAATAATCCAAATTCTGCGCGCTTGGGTATTTTCGCCATGTTGTTTTATCGCTCGTTTTTAGTTTCTTTTTCAATTTAGTATCCGTTTCTTGGTTGTTAGCATTATTATTTGTAGCGTTTTGTCGTTGCATCTCTGTGATCGTCACCGCTTGATTAATCTTTTCGCTTTCGTTAGTGGTTTGTGATAACGCTCCTTGTTCGGCGTATTTGTGCGCTTTAGCTTGTAATTCCATGATCTCAGCCTGTAATTTTTGAATCTGTAAGGCTTGGATTTGTTGGTTATAAGGCGCGTTCGCTTCAGCGTTTTGTTGTTGTAATGCGTTAGCGTTTTGTATCGCTTCTAAAACATCGTTAGTAATTGGGCTATCCATGTCGTTTAGCATGAGTGGCACTAATCTAGGCACTAGATCCGGTCTTATGGGCGCTAAAATCTTTAAAAGCTCGTTCCAGTTATACCATCTTTCATCTCGGCTTTCAGTCTTTAACTGCGATTTCAAAATCAGATCAAATTTTAGCGGTCTTATTTTGTTACCTTCGCTAGAATTGATCTTAAAATACCTATCGCCTAGCTTCCTATCAACGATTTTAAAAACCTGTTCTTTAGTGAAATACTCACAAATAAAACTAACCGCTAATCTAAAAACCAGCCGATCCATATCATCAGTAGCCTTTAAAAAGGTTTGTAAGCCCATCAAACCGCTTTCTTTCCTTTGCGCGATCGCTACCCCACTCTGCCTATTAACTGCCATTCCTAAGCTTTCATCGTTTAAACCTGCTAACAATCTTAATAATTGGCGTTTTTGTTCGGCTTTTTGGCTTAAAGCGCTCAAATCCGCTTGATTATTCATAAATTGGATCTTATGGTCTTTTAAAGCGTTCGGCCTAACTTTTGCGATCGCATTGTCTAAGCTCATGGTTTCTACAAATTCCGCTACATCTACCACGGCGTCCTCTTCAAACATCGCTTTAAAACTTCCCATCATATTGCCCATGCGGTTTTCGGCGTAGTTAATGAAATCTTGCATAGGCTTAATATCTCTAAACAAGCCGTAGTAATTATTTAGTTCGTCCGTGTATAGCTTGGATACGATAAAAGGACATGCACCATTTTTAAAGGGCTTTTTTTCGCTTTTATAAATCCCAGCGTTTCTATTCCATAAATACCTATTCCACTCATAGCCTTGCGTTTCTTCATTGTATTCCTTATACCAGCTTTCAATAACGCTCGCTATTTTTTCATGATTCACATAAGAATAATTCACTATCACGCTATCACCAAACAATAATAAAGCTTCTTGCTCGCTTATTTCTAGCATCTTATGAAAACGCCTTGCATCTAATGCGTTCTTATCGGTAGAAAAATAATCTATAATAAAGCTCTCGGGTTTTATCGCTTTAATGTCAATTTCTACATTTTTCTCCTTGTCTTGGCTGACCCATAATTGGATCACACCTAAACCACCGATTAAAAGGTTTTTGTCTCTTTCTATCATGGACTTATCGTAATTTTCTTGTTGGATAAAGACCTGTAAAAGGCTATTTAAAAGATCGCTTAAGGCTCTGTCTTCTTCTTGTTTAGGGCTTAATCGTATTTCGCTAATGCTTTCTATCTTGTAGCCTAAAATCTTATTCACAATCACTTTAAACATGTTTTCTATAATTGGCGTTTGGCCTCGCTCTAAAATAATGTTTAAAACATCTTGCGGTAATTGGTTGCCGTTGTAGTATTTCTTGGCTTCTAAAAATTCATTATTAGCGATTAAAGCCTTTTGATAGTCGTTTGTAAAATCGTTTTGTAGTGTGGTAAAGTCCATAAAAAGCCTTTTCTTTTAGCTAAAGATTAGCTAAAAGAAAGCTTAATTTTAAGGGTTATTTTGTCAAAACCTTGTCATTATATCAGCGTTATTTTTAGCAATATTATCAATAGCTTCCCTATTCTGTAAGCGCTCCTGTTCTCGCGCGTTGTAGCGTTGTTTTTCTAATTCAAACTGCTCTCTTGCCATTCTCATGCTTTCTTTGGCATTCTTGTTTTGCTCGCTATAATTGATCGCTCCCACGATCAAGCTCCCTAAACCTCCGATCGCACCTCCTAGCATTCCTAAACCTCCATAACCTCCTACATTCTCCATGAAGTTAGAAAATTTAGAGGTTTTAGGCGTTGGCTTGTAATCGTCCAAAAAATCGCTATAACTCGTTTTAGAATAATTTAACAAACCAAAATTTTTCGGTGCTTGCACTAATTCTTGCACGCTTTTAGCGTTTTGTGGCTTGAAGTAGTTCGGATCATTTAAAGGGTTCTTAAAAAACATTTTTTAACCTTTCTTAAATTTTAAAAGCGTTCTAAACATTTTTAAAACGCTTAATTATCTAATACTCTACTTCAATCACGCTGGGTAAAAAGTATAACGCTCTTAACACGCATTTAACAGGTCTCCCGTCTGATCCTTCTGCCAACGCGTCTTTTACTTCTGCTGCTACTATCTTATCACTTTTAACCGTGTAGTCTTTAGTGACTACGCCGCTGGTTTCATTGACTGGTAAAGTTAAAATTGAAGAATAGTTTTTTTTGGATTCATCTTTAAAGCCCACGCTAACATGTCCAGCCGTAGGAAGGCCTACCACTTCTAAACTTATCTTTATCACTTCTGCACCAGTTGGTAAAGCCACTAAATCATAAACGCCGTTTTTATACTCAAATTCCGCTTTTGCAAGATAGCTAACGCTGTGAACTTTTTGTTTCATTCTTTCTTTTTCCTTTCTTATTCCATGTTAGAGACTAAACCGATCACGGCATAATCTTGGTTATCATAAGGCGTTACTACGCCGTCCGTGCTTTGATAGCGTGCTTTAGATACACCTAAAAGACAATCCACACCCACTAAAGACTTTCTGCCTGCATCTACGGTCTCATCAATATAAAACCTGGTTTCTTTAGAACCTGCTAATAACACCGCGCTAGCGCCAATCAAGCAACCAATCGAGATGTCTTTGTTTTTTAGCTTTTCTTGGTTTAGCTTTTCTTGGTTTAGCTTTTCTTGGTTTAGCTTTTCTTTGAGTTGCATAGGCGTTACAATGTTACTAACATTAGCTTTATTGAGATAGCGCGTAAAATCGCTATCGCTAATGCTTGAATTAGGCATGCCGACATTAAGCTTATTCCACACGCCAGCATCAATTACCGGGCAATTATCAATCACGCCTAAAAGCCCGCTATAAAGCATGCCTTTGTCTTCTCCAGCGAAAGCGTAAAGCTTTCTTAATTCTTTAAATTCGCTATCAGCTTTTAGTTGGTTGGCTTGGTAGCTATCTAAAAGGATAATGTAACTTGTGTTTTGCACCACCACATTGCCCACGCTTTGCATGGTTGCTCTAATAGGTTTAATAGGAAACGCTTTGCTATTATCCGCTTTTAAGCCGTTTCGTGCGTGAAAAATCGCTTTTCTAATGGTGGCAACATTCATCGCAGCATTATAGAGGTAATTAGTAAAATCGTTAGTCAAGCTTGCAACGATTCGTTTATCTCTTTCTTCATTCATCCATGTCGTCAAGCTATCCACGCTCTCCTTAATGAAATCAATGCGCTCTAATTCACTATAAGCTTTAATTTTAGATCTTAAGGAATTACCAAAAGCATCCGGATAAATCGTTTGACTTAAAATCTCTAAATTATCATAATTCGCCTCAAAATCCGTATTACCGCTAACACCGCTCCCGGTTAGTTGCGCTTTAATCCTTGGGCGAAATGGTTGCTGACTTGCCACGCTAAAAAGCCGAACACCTCGATCCGCGCCTGTGCCTGTGATGCTAAAAAACGGACTCTTGACCCAGCTTGCATTTTGGATCTCTCTACCGACCTCTATGCCTAAATTCGGGTTATTGGAAATGTTGTTAAAATTGATATTGTTAAGCTTTTCTAACATTTGACGCTCCTTAGTATCTTGTCATGATGTTTTCATTATTAGCGTATCCTACGCCACTCACGCCATTACCTAACGCTTCTTTAGGTAATGGGCTCTCTTCTTCTTTGTTTTCTTTTTTAGGCTCTTCTTCTTTAGCGTTGATCGCATTGAAATAGTCTAAAACCGCCTCAAAAAAAGCCTCCCCCTCTAACTTGTCAATTTGCGTTTTAATGCGTTTAGGTAATTCTTCTTCATAAAACTCTAAAAGCTCGTTAAAATCAACTTCAGGGTGCTTGTTTAAAAACGCTTGCTTATCTCTTTCAATTTCTTCGGCGTCCTTGTCTCTTTGGATTTCATCGCTTAAATGCATCGCTTTGCTTACTTTATCCGTGAGTTTTTCTTTTAAATAGTTGTTTTGTTCGGTGAAAACAAATTTATAAAACTCTGTCTTGTTGCTAAAAAACAAATCTTCTACTTTCTCGTTAGTTTTATCTACCATGTGTTTAATAAAATCTTGCTCCAAACTCGCTTCCGCTTGCGCGATCTCCCGCTTTAGAGTTTCTAGCTCGATCTCTTTTTCCTTAATTCCCATGCTTATCCTTTCTTATTGTGGTATTAAACTTTAGCTAAAAGTAAAAATATTTTTAAGGGTTATGTTTCAAAATTTTAATATAACCCTATTTTTTATCTTTGCTTTTAGGTAATATTCTTTCGCTATTAGATTTTTTTTGTCGTTTCTAATAGCTGGTTTCTTTTCTGGTTTAGTTTTAATGTTGTTAGGGCATTTTAAAAACACCTTATAATACCTCTTGATTGAATGTTGGTATAGCCATTCAAGAGGTCTCCTTGTTTATACTCGCACCACTTTACTAAAATGAATATTTTTTGAATACATTAAATTTAAATAGTTCGTTAGATTATCTTTAGCAAGCTTTAATAATTGCTTGTAGTTTGCTAAAACGCTAAAATTGGTTTCATTGTTAGGTATTTCTAAAAGGTTGCATAAAACGCTATACACTAAAACATCAAGGCATATTTTAGGCAGTTTGATGGTGTCTAAAATGTTGCTAATCTCTTCGTAAGTGTAATACACCACTTCAAGCTCTCCGTTCTTAAACGGCGTCACGCTTATTTTATCGCTCAAAATCAATAATTCTAATTCTCCGGTATCTTTTTCTATCGTGTTACGGCTTTCTATTTCTTTCTTATCTAATTTAACGCTCTCTATCCCTAAAAGGTTATTTATCGTCAAAAAGCGTTCTTCTTCAGTGATTAAGGCTCTTGTGATCGCTTTATTCAGTTTAAATTCTAAACAAATTTTTAAAAGCGCTTGATTGATGTTTTCCACTAGCACGCTGTCTAATATCTCATAATTGCCTGCTTGGTTATCGTTCAATCGTTCTCGCACTTTTGCTATCACTTTGCTAACTCCTATCATTTCAAAATCCTTTCTATCAATTTTTTTTCTTTCTCTAAAAAAACATAGGCTTAATACAAGCCTTACTCTTCATAAAAACTTTTATAAGCATCTGTAACGCTCTGCGATTTCTCAAATAACTGCATCTTTTTGCTCATTGACTTATTTAGATTTTTGTTTTATCATTTCAATGGTAGCCCACTCATTGCTTTTTAGCATTTTTAGCTATCCTGCGGAATGAAAGAGTGGATAATGTCCGCCTTGTCAATCTCTGCTTTAATGTAATTCTCAGAAGTCCTTAAACCTGTAATAAGCTTACTATTATCCTGTGTGACTAAAAAATAATAAATCGTTTTAGGATCGCCTTGAAAGGCTTTGATATGCTCTTTTTTAACTTCCTTACCTTGATATTTAAAAATAAGCGTAATGTCTGGTTCTTTTAAGGTAGGTTCTACTAAATGCAAATAAGCTAATCGGTGCTTACTATCAGGCTTGCTTTTTAAATGTTTAATGAAGTTTTCTTTATTCTCCACTCCATTAAAAGCGTTTAAAAAGCTATCGGTATCAATTTCTCTCGGTAGTTGCGTTGGTTTGATAGCGTTTAAATCTTTTAAAAACGCTTCTTTGTCTTCTATGACCTTAAAGGCTCGTTCTTTTATCCCTTTCTTGGTTTCTTCTGCACTCTTTTTACTTACTTCTTTTACTTTCTCGCTATCTTTTTGCATGTCTTTTACGGCTTGTAGTAAGCGGTTTAAGGTTGGGTTATTTTCGTTTGGCTCTCTATTAACCATTAAAAGGTAATGCGTGAAATCGTAAATATCAATATCCTTAAATTCCTTACTATTAGGATCAAACATATCCTTAGCAACATCTGCGATTTTGAAATCTTTCAAACCTTTTTTAATGTTATCGCTCTTTAAGGCTTCAAATAACGCTTTAGAAGGATCATCAAACCTCGCAAATCGTGCGATAGCTCCTCCTAAAATCTCGCTGATATCGCTCGCGCTTTGATCGCTCTTTTCAAACATATCTAAAGAACTCGTTTTATAGAATTTCTCGCTCAAATCTTTCAGGCTCTCGCTCGTGCTTGGATAGTTCTTTAAATTCGCAAAACTGCGATCCATAATATCGCTTAAATAAGCGTTTAAGCTCACATTAGGAAAACTCATGTCGTGGATTAAATTGTGAAAACTCCCCGCATTATCTACAAACATTTTTTTAACTTTTTCATAGCTTTTAATGTCGTTAGTAAATTCTTTCTGCCAACGATTGAGTAACTCTATCCCTTGGGTTTTAGTGCGTGGCATGTTAAACATTAAAAGCGCTAAATTACTATCGGTTACATTAGGGTGAGTAGCCTTATCAAAATTAAGGTTTTTAGCCACCATGTTTTTTAACGAATAGATACTATCAGCGTTTAATTGCTTTTCTAATTCTTTTAATTTAGGCTCGTAGTGGCTTAAAACCGCTATCGCATGATCGCTTTCGCTGTTAAATCTTCCTTGATTAGATGAAGCCGCTAAATTGTTGATCTCGGTGTTATTTAGGCGTTTAGAAGGCAAGCGCACTAATAGCTCGTCTGGTTTTAAATCTATGTGGTAGTATTCCTTAATCGCTCTTTCGTAAGCAAAACGGCTTTTAGGCGTGAAGTTTAGCATGCCAGCTACTCGGTGGTTTCCTGCGATCACTTGCCCGTCATGCAAAATGATAGGTAAATCTTCAAAACCTCCACTGCCAAATATCTTTTTAGGATCAAAATTTTCAGCAATGCTTTTAATCTGCTCTTCGTTCATGTCGGTGCGTTTTTGCGTCCCGCCTGTGGTAAAACTTGGTTTTAAATCTTTAGCTTTCACGATCGCATAATTGAGATCGTAAATCTCTCTTTCGTTTAACCGAACTCGGCTTTTAGGGATTTGCGCTTGCGTTTGAGTAGGTATATCCTCTCCTACTTCTATTTTAGTGGCGCTTTCAATGTTGCCTGCATTGCCTCGCTCGTGTTCTAATTTCTTTTTTAAAGCTTCTTTGCGCGCGATCTCTTGCTCTTTTAGCCGTAAAAACTCTTTTTCGCTTTCTAATCGCTCGCTTTCTAACTTGGCAAGCTTTTCGGCGTTGGCTTGTTCTAATGGGCTTAAATTTTTAGCTTCTTGTGTGGTTTCGTTTAAATTTTCGCTTGTTTTGAGTAATTCCTCTTGACTTGTTAGAGGGTTTTGTATAGTATTCTCTCCATAGGGATGGTTTCCAGAGTGTAGACTGGCATCCCTAAAATCTTTAAAATTCCTATCGCTATAAAAATCAAAAATCTTATTTCCATTGTTTAAATCATCTACGGCTAACCTAAGCTTAACGCCGTTATTTTCCCATTCGTATGCGTATCTAAATCCGTTTTTAATCCTTTCAAAACTCTCTAATAACACGCTTCCGTTTTTGATTACTTCGCTCATGTTGGTTAGCTCGTCGTTAGTTAGTCCGCCTGTGCTCTCTTCTCCGTAATGCTTTCTTAGTATTTTTCTAGCTCCTGCATTCCTTGATCCTTGCTCTAAAATGTAGAGATCGTTTAAGTCTATCCCTTTAATCTCTGCTTGATCTAACTCTCCCTTAAACACTTTTAAAACTTGTTGCTGTTCTTTAGTTAGCTTGCTTTCATCAATCTTTTGCAATTCTCTTAAGGCTTTTTCGTATTTAGTCGCTTTCTCTTTGATCTCTTCGCTTGCTTGTTTAACGCCGTTGTTAAGCTCTTCAATGATTTTAAGCGTGTTGTTGCTAAATTTAGCGTTTTGTGCGCTTAAGTTTAACTGCTTACTAAAATCGCTTATTGAGTGGCTTCTCTCAAGCGCTCTTTTAATGTGATACTTTAAAGCTGCGCCTGCGGTGGCTTCATTCAAGGCTTTGGGTAACTTCACTCCTAAAATGCGATCGGGCGCGTTTCTGTATAAAGTTCCTAGCGTGAATTTAGTCCATTGGTATTTTAACGCTCCGCTTAAAGTGGTCGCTAAACCTTGGCTTAAGTTCTTAGTAGTGGCTGGCTTTAGGCTTTCGGCGATCTTAGCATCATTTTTAAAAAGTCTATGAAAACCGCTCGCTATGTCAATGTATTCTTTAGCCTTGGGCGTAGTAAAGACTTCATCTTTAAACTCGTTTAGCTTATTGAAAAAATGCGCGCTGTCAAACACTTTTAAGCTTTCATTTTGTTTTAGGCTTTCTTCCATCAAACGATTAAGCATAGTAAGCTCTAGGCGTTGTTTATCGCTTTCATTTAAGCCTTTAGTTAGCGCCTGGTAGTTACTTAAATCCTTTTGTCCTTGCGCTTTAATGGCATTCATCAAGCTATTCACGGCGTCGCTTTCGTGCGTGTTTTTGTCTCGTATTTTAGCCTTATCCACTAATTCTAAAGCCTGTTTCATCTCTTTATAATCGCTAATAGCGCTCTTTTGTAATTCGCTAATCTTTTCATAAGCGCTCTTATTTTGCTTAAGTAAGCTTTCTATAGCGTTATCTATATCGTTTTTTAAAAAATTAGCGCTCGCTTTTTGGATATATCCTAAAGTTGAAGGATCTTTTACATTGCGTAAATAAGCGTTGATTAGCTGGCGTGAGTTCTTTAGCTGCTCGTAAGTAACGCCGTTAGGGTTATAAACATTTTCTTCAATTTGTCTTAAAAAGCTTTTAGCTTGCGGATCGATCTCGCCTTGCGCTTTTAAATCGTTTAAAAACTTTTCAAAATTAGTCGCATCTTGGATATTTTCTCGTAAATTCACCTTGTAGCTATCATCATATAGCTTCCCTATGATTTCGTTCAAGGCTTTGTCGTAGCTTTCTTTAGTGCCTTGTTCTAAATTGTCAAAAACGCTTTTTATTTCATAATCTTTTAAGTCAAACTGCTTTAAGGATTTAGTGAGATTCTCGGTCGTTTGGTTTAAAATGGATTTTAAATTAGCGTTCGCTTTAGGGCTCAAGTTAGCCGCTTCAATCAAAAACGCTAAAGTGTTACCGGTTTCATCGCTTCGTATCGCTCTTATAAAGGCTTGTTGCTGTTCTTTGTGGTTGTCTAGCGTTAGGATTTCTTTCACTTTGTCATAAGCTTTTAACTTGCTTTCATCGCCTTTAAAAACGCTTTTAATCTTATCTCTTAAAAAGTCGTTAGCGTTGTTGGCGTTAATCTTGGTTTCACCACCAAACTGCGCGCTAAATTCTTTTAAGGCTTGTTGCTGTTCTTTAGATAGCGTGGTTTCTATGATCTCGCTGGCGCGCTTGGCGTTTCCAGTGGAAAAGTTTTTAGTGAATTGAAAAGGCATGCTCATCTCGGCTAATTTTAACGGCGCTTTAGCAAGCGGCTTTAAAACCTTACCAGCTCCTAACATGATCGTATCGGTCGCTAATGATAAAGCGCCTTCACTTAACGCATGCCTTATGATTTCATCGGCTTTATTTTCTCTATCAAGCGCTAGATTAGTAACAATCGCATCGCTAGCGGCTCCTGCAGTTGCTCCTAAGGCTGCGCCTGCGATCGCTCCTCCCACTAACCCTAAAACTCCCGCGCTCTTGCCATATTTAGCGCCTGTAATACCACCGGCAACGCTTCCAGCTAGTGAAAACTTATTATTTAAAAGGCTTTGCGTGAAATTGTCTATAAAGCCGTTATTAATCTTATAAACCTTATCGCCTTTGACTACAAAAGGCTCATCTTTTTCATTGTAAATTACGCTGTCAAAATGATAGAGGTTAATAGCTATCGTTTCAAAATCTTGTTTAGCTTTTTCTTGCGCTTCTTTGTCTTCGCTTGAAAATAAGCTAAAAAAGTCCTTGTTCTTGTCAATGTTGCTAAAGGCTGAATAGGCTTTCTGTATTTCTTTAGTTATATCCTTAGCTTTTTCTTTTTCCTTGTATTCCTTAAGCTTCTCCACTTCGCTTTTACCTGTGATACTATCAAGCGCATTATTAAAAAAACCGCTATCATCGCTTATTAATTCCTTATCACTTTGCGTAAGTTCTTTGCTTGTTTTATTTAAAATCGCTTTTCTTTGTAAGTCTTTTTGATAGTCTTCTTTGGCGATCTCGTTCTTGGTTTTAAGCGGGTTTAAAAGGCTTGTTTCGGCTTTATTGTAGTAATCATCTTTGATCGCATTGGGTAAATCTTTAAACTCTAGCTTGTTGTCTAAAGCTTGCGTTTTAAGGTCGGTTAGCTGTTTTTCTCGTTCTTTGGCGTTGTCGGTTTGGTATCCTACAAAACTGCCTAACTTGTCTAATAAACCTAACTCTGTGAGTTCTTTTGATTTTTGATTAAGATCCACGATGAGATCTTTTCTTTTTTGTTCTAATTGTTCGGGCGTTAGAATGGGATTTTTTAGCGGGTATAGTGGCGTGCTGGGTAAGTTTTTCAAATCAATTTCTGTATTTTGCATGCCTTTTCCTAAATCTTTAATCTTTTTATGCATTTAAGCAAAAATAACGCTTGATTTTAAGGGTTACAAATAAAAAACCTAAATTAAGAGAATTTTATAACTCTTTATAGGATTTCATAGGTAACGGTTATTGTAAAAGCAATAAGGCGAGTTCGTTCTGTCGGTATGATGGCAACTCTAAAAAACGACGCAACACCCGCTCATCGCTTTCTCCGATCCGATAAAATCCTAAAATGTTTTTAATTTTGGTTTCAAGCTCATAGTATTCTCTTATGCTTTTGTTCTTATCCGTAAAAAACGCTCTGGCGTAGGTTCTCCCCCAACCATTATTGTTAAGATACGGCTGTATACCTAAAGGATTCCATGTCACTCCTAGTTGTTTAATCGTGAGGCGCTCCTCACCTCTGTAATTGATTTCATAATTTAGCTCGTTTCTTTCTTGTTCTTTGTTGCGCTTATCGTTCTCTTGGTTTTGTTTTTGTTGTTCTTTCTCGTTTCGTTGGCTCTCTAGGTTTTGCTTTTGTTGTTCTATAGGGTTTTTTGCGTGTTCTTTTTGATTGATAGCGTTTTTTAGCGTTTCGGTATAGTTTTGCTTGGCTTTAATGCTTTCTTTCAATTTTAGGGCGTTTTCTTGCTCTTTTAGGATTTCTTGCTCTAATGCGTTTAAATCTTTACCTTTTAGGCGTTCTTTTTCTTGGTTTATGGTGTTTTCTAACTTTTCAATCCTTGCTAAATCTTTCTTACTGCCTCTACTTGGAACGGTTAAGATCTTAAGCCTTAAGCCTTTGGCGTATTGGGAAATCTGTTTGAAAAATAAGGCGCTTTCTAGCTTATCGCTTTGTGGTGCGTGATTTATCACTAAATCGTAAAACTTCAAGGCTTTCACTTGTTCTATACTTCCTAAAGCGTTGTAACTATCATTACCCGGTAAAAACTTTTGATAGCTGTTATCTAAAACCTGGTTTAGCGCGTTGGTTCTAAATTGGTTATTGATGCCGTCCATGTTATTAGGTGCGTTTAGGGCGTTGTAGGTTTCTTTGCCTGGGTTATGATACTCATAAATAAAGCCTTTAGGTAGTATCGCATAAGGATCAGTTAGAAAAAAGTTTGTTCGCGCGTTTTTATCACTCGCTCTATTTAAGGCGTTTTCTTGTTGGGCTTGGATATTAGGAGGGTTATCGGTCAAAAGATTAAATTGTTTCTTCCATTTGGATTGCTTTTTTAAGCGTTTTAGTTCTTGTTTGAGTTCTTCTAATCGTTTCAAGCTTTCTTTTGTTTCTTTTTCAATTTGCTTTTTAGCGTTCGTTTGTAATTCTAAAGCGCTTAATTTTTCTTCTTCTTGTTTTATCGCGTTGGTGTTGGCGTTAATTTCATTATTCAAGCCTGCTATTTCGTGGTTTAGGTTATTTATCGCTTGGGTTTGGTTATGGATTTCGTTGTTTAGGTAGTGTATTTCATTGTTTAGTCTGTTAATGGCGTTTTGCCTGTCTGCTATTTCGTAGTTTAGGTGGTTAATGCGGTTTTTAACTTCTATAATGCGTTTAAAGATGTCTTTTAGCCTCGAATTAGAGTGATAGTTTTCCCTTGCTAAAAATCTTTTAATCACTCTATAGTAGCCGTTCGGATCATCATAGTATCCTACGATTTGATCGTTTCGCCCGCCGACTTCCCATGGAAAGCCACTAATACCTACAGTGCCAGCGTTATTTAACGCGTTCCATAAAGAATCAACAAGAACGCCTAAAAGGTTATTACTAGATCCCGATCCACTAGATCCAGATCCTACGCCTATGTCAGCCCAACTCATGTTGAACCTGCTTGAATTTCTTTGATTTTAGCGTTTATCGCTTCCGCTAATGCGTAATCCTTGCGATCTAAAGCATTTAATAAAGAATGTTTCAAACCTTTGATTTTGAGTTCCGCTAATGAACTTCTTTGATAGCTTTCAGCAATAGGTTTGAACTTCTTCAAAAAGTCTAAACCTCTAAAATCACCGCTAACAAGCCGTCTAAAAAAGGTAGGATATTCAACATCGCTCAGCGTTAAATAACGCCTTGCAATGTATCTAAATTCTTCGCTTTCAAGCATTGTCGCATAAACCCTCGCTTCTAAAAGATCTAGTTTACCTGGTTTCTGTTTCTCTCTAACGGGTTTAATGTTTTTTTGTTCTAAAAACGAATTTAAGATTTTGATCAAATCGCTTTGCATGAAAGGTTCAAAATTTTCAAGAATCTTTAAAATGCTTTTGTAGTTTAGATCCTTTTGCGCCGTGGGTAGCTCTGCTCGTAACAAATAAGCGCAATAAAACTTAAAGCCGTTGATCTTGCTTAGATTAGGGCGCTTGTTTAGCTTTTGATAATCTCCTAAATCCTTAACGCTAGGATCTTTTATTTTTATCACGCTAATGTTGGCGATGTGGTTTTTCAAGCATAGATCAAGCGCTCTAATGGTGGCTTCTATTCCTGCCGTGTCGTTATCAAAACTAAAACACAACTATTCCTGCCGTGTCGTTATCAAAACTAAAACACAATTCCACGCTAAGCTTACTCAAAAACGCTAAATGTTCTTTAGTGAATGCGGTCCCGCTCGTGCAAATGGCGTTTTTGTAGTCAAAATACTCATAAGCCAAAACATCAAAAAAGCCCTCGCATATAATAACCTGCTTCTTTTGTTTAATGCAATCTATCGCTCGGTGATAGTTATACAAAAAAAACGATTTGCTATAAATTTGCGTTTCTCTGCCGTTAATGTATTTAGGGGCGTTGTTGTTTTCTAGTAGTCTTGGGATACAAATCCTTGCGCTAAAACTTCTAATGTGGCCTTTGCTATCTTTTAGCGGTATCGTAATGCGGTAGTTGCAAAAACTTCTTAATTCTTTTTCTTCGTTCTTGTTAGAAAAAAGCCCGCATGCGATCAAATCATCCACGCTAAAGCGTTCTTTCAACACTTCTAAATCACCATGCAAACAATAACCTAAATCGTAAGCTTCTATCATTTCTAAGCTGATCGCGCGCTTTTGCGTGAGGTAGTTCAACACTTTCGGCTCGTTTTTTAACCTTTCTTTAAAAAGGTTGTTAGCGAATGCTAAAATCTCTTTTAAATGGTTGTTTCGTTCGGTTTTAGCATCGCTTTCATGCTCTAAATGGTAGTTATAGATTTCAGCCACTTCTTCAACGGCTTCTGTGAAACTGATTTTTTTAAATTCTTGTAAGAATTTAAACGCATCACCGCTAACACCACACCCGAAACATTTAAAAAGATTCTTTTCTTGACTGACAAAAAAAGAGGCGCTTCTTTCATCATGAAATGGGCAACACGCTTTTAAGTTCGCTCCGCATTTGTATAAGTCTAGGTATTTCTCTATAACATCAACAATACTAACAATGTTTTTTAAGCCTTCAAAATTGGTAATCATTATAGACCCTTCACTCGCTAAAATCGTCTAAGTCATAGTTACTATAGTTACTATAGTCGCTTTCTTTAAACTTTCTATAATCCGTGCTAATTTCAAATAACCTATAATCATCAATTCTAAAAAATTGAATGCCTTGCAATCCTGTCTGCTTATTCTTTAAAATTAAAACCTTGCGGTGTTTGCCTCGCTCGTTGTAGTCCTTAATGTGTTTTAATTCACCGCTTTTAATTTTTTCAATCCTGATTATTATGTGCGCTTCATGAGCGCCTTTGCGGCTCCCTGTTGGCGCGTAGCTGTCGTTTTTGCTATTTTGAATAATCAAAATAATAATAACTTGCAAACGCTTTGCTAAGTCGGCTAAAGTAGTGAACTTAATTGTTTCTACTTCTTCGATCGTCCTACCTACGATCGGCGCTTGGATCTTCATTTGACTGTCAATAATAAAAAGCTTATGACCTTCTTTAGCTAAGGATCTAATCTGTGAAACCAGATCGTTAATCTCGCAACTTAGATCATCAATAAAATAATTTTCTTTGTTCAATTTGAAAGCTTTAGAGTTTAAAGTCTCAATATGCTTCCTAACGCTGAACTCAAAACCGAAGTAAGTTACTTTGTGTTGTTGTTGCGCGTTGGTGATGTATTGGATGCCTAAAAGCGTTTTACCAGCTTCGGGATCGCCGCTAAGTAAAATCAACTGGCCCACTTCAAAACCGCCGTCGCTGATATTGTCTAAAAAATTAATTCCTGTGTGTATTTTTTCTATTTTGGGTTTTGAATTAAAAAATTCTTCCCATTCCCAAAAATATTTACCATTCCTAACGATTCCTAAGTTAATGTATTTACTCAAAAAATCATAATCAAAAACCTCGCTCTTGCGTGTGGCTTCTTTAAGTTTGTTTGCAAGAGTTTCTTGCATTTGAAAACACAAATGCGTTTTAAAATCGCTTTTTAGGTTCAAATAATCCGGATAGCTATCCGCTTCTAAAATGCACTTAAACTCTTCGCTTTCAAATTCCTTTTCACCGATCCTAAGCTTGATCGTTTCAAGTCTTGGAACTTGGTTATGATGATTCATGCTTATCAAAACTTTTATAAGCTTTTGATTAAATGGCGTAAAACTTTTAAGGCTAATGTCTTCTAAAAAATCCTCTATGTGCTTGGGATAGTCTAAAAAACTTTTCATTATCAAATTTTCCATGTCGTTTCCTTTTTATCGTTTCTTTTGGTTCTTTTCTTCTAAAACTTCTAAAAAGCTGTCAAATTCCTTTAAGGTCAAATGCACTAAAAGGTTCTCTTGTTTGAATTGTTTAAGCCCTTTCAAAAAAGCTAAACGGATAATTTGCACCAGCTTGTAATTGTTTTTTCTTTTGAGTTTTTTCAATTCTTTCAAATTGCTTTCTCTTAAGCTTATTTTTTTCTGTTTTGTTTGTAAGAGTTCTTTTATAGGCTCGCTGCGATCGTTTCCATGCCATCTCATTGCTTTGTCCTTTCTGTGTTTCTATGAAAAAAATAATCAAGCGTTCTAAAACTTGGCTTCGGGATCGGTTTTCTATCGTTTTTAACGCTTCTAAAATCTCTAAAATACCGTTTTCAAGTAAAACGCTATTCGTCCATACCTTGGGCTTAAAATTCTTGTTAGCGTGCTTGTAATTTCGCATATCTACACCTACCAGATGCAAAGCCCGTTATACTTGGGATTTGGCTTATATTCATAGCCAAACTGATCCATGATTTCGTCGTTTCGTTTTTCTGCTTCGCTTTTGTGTCTGTAGCTTGGCTTTTCAAAATGCATGACCTCATAGATTTCGTTATAGTTTCGGCGGATGGATTGGTTGATGCAAGCCACTAAATCGCATCCTTGCGCTTTTAAGGCTTCGCATTGGTGTAAAAGAGCTTTTTTAGTGCTATAGCTTAATTTGTGCTTCTCGCTGCGATAATTCAAAAATTCTTCAAAGGCTAACCTTTCGTATTGGTTTAGGTGTTTCGTGTCTAAATTCCCTAAAATAGAGCTAAAAAAAGCACTAAAACGATTAAATAAATTAAGATTGGAAATTTTTGAACTTTTAAAAGAAGAATTTTTAAGATTTTTTGAGTTTGTGAAATCTTGATTTTTTTCTTCAAATTCTTGAGTTGAAAAATTTTCACTCACGCGTATATCTTCATGTTTATTTTGATCTTTTATTAAGGTAAACGCTGGAAAATAAGTGCTTGTGGATTGAGCTTCGGTATTGTCGGCGTTTGAGCCTTGAATTTGCGGTTTTAACCACATGGAACTATTTTCCATGTGGTTGCTGGCGTTTTTGGCTTCTTTTTGAGCTGTTTTTTTGCCTTGTTTTTCGCTTTGGTTTTTAGAAAAATTCCCCATGATAAATTGAAAAAATTTACCAAATGTCCCGTCGTTTTTTCGTTCTCTCTCAAATTCAATATATCCTAACTCTTTCAACTCGTTTAAGTATTTGTAAATCGTTTTAGAGCTTCTATTGAATCGTTTGGCTATGTCTTCAATAGTGAGCTTAAAAGTGGTTGCGTGCTTTTTGATATAAGCATAAACCGCTATCGCTATGTCAGAAACTCGTTCATCATCGCAGATTTCATTTGAGATTTGCGTATAGCCGAATTTCATGGGGTGCTTTAGGATGTAGTTCATCGTGGATCCTTTTTGTGTGTTTTAGAGCCTTTTAAAGCGTTTAAATAGACGCATAAATCTTTACCGAGATCGTTTAAGTAACAAACCTTATAAAAGTTGTTTTTGGTTTCTTTTTCTTTCTTTTTATTCACTACCCACTGATCGCATAAGCCTTTTTTTTCAAGCTTGTTGAAAATCTTAAGCGTGTAGTAGTAATCAATGTTGAGATCTTTTGAAATCTTGTCGGCTGTTTTTGGCAAATACGCTTGCTTATAGAGTGCTTTCAAAACTTCTAAATCGATCGATTTTAGTGGTTCTTGTTCCATGTTAAACCACCTTTTTTTTGAGTAGGATAGAATAGCTCGTTACGCGCCTATTCCTCACATTGCAAGCGCTGGATTTGATTGTGTGCGTTTGTTGGAGTTTTTCTAATTTTTGAATGAAATCAAAAAAACTCATATTTGCATCGTTTTGCTTGATCGTGTGGTAAGTTAGGTATTGAAAAATTTCCATGGTTTTCTCCTTGTGGTTTTGGTTCTTGTCTTGGTTTTTGTTTTCTTTCATGCTATTAACTCTTTAAAAAGATCGCTCGTTCTTTCTGTGGCTGTGGTATGTAGCGCGCATAGTTAGAGTATGTGGTATTTAAATCATTATGCCCCATGTTTTTAGAGACCCATAAAGGATCTTCGCCCATGCTTATCATCAAGCTTGCAAATGTGTGTCGTGTGGTGTAAAGCTTTTTTTCTTTTAAATTTAAGGCTTTTAGTAGTGCCTTAAACGCTTTCTGAAATTCTTGAGTCCTTTTAGGAACGCTAAGAAAAATCATTTTTTTATTGTCTGGTTCGCTTTCTTTAAGCTCTTTTAGGATTTTTCCCACGGGTTCTAACAAATCAACCTGCCTGATGCTGGTTCGGTTTTTAGGGCTTGTAAGGACACCTGAAAGGTTTAAGGATTTGTCAATGTTGATTTTTTTGTTTTTAAAATCAATATCGCTCCATAAAAGCGCTAATTGTTCGCCTGTCCTTAAACCGGTAAAAAACGCTGTCATTAAAAAGGCTTTCAGTCTTAAAGTGGGTGCACTTTTTAAAATCGCTTGGATTTCATCCAAACTAAACGGATCGTCTTTTGAACCATGTTTAGCGTTTTTAAGCGTGATTTTAAAATATGGGCTTTTTTCTATATAACCCTCTTGCTCGCAAAACTCTAAAAAGCTTTTTAATAGCGCATTAAAGTTTATTAAAGTGTTCTTTTGATACTTTTTAAAAGCGTTGTTATGGTAATTTGTAACGCTTTCTTTAGTGATTTTGGACACTTTATAACTTTCTTTGACTTTTAGCAGTTTTAAAATCGTGCTAAATCTTGATCGCATAAACCGCAAGCTTTCCTCCTTAAGACCTATTCTTTGATTAAAAAAGCTTTCTTTAGCCTGTTCTATGGTTATGTCTTTGATTTTTTTAGGCTGTGGTAGGCTTTTTTTCTTTGGCTTTTTATCAGGCGTAGAATCCTGTTTTAACATTTTTAGAATTTGATTTAAATTTAAGTTCTCTAAATATTCTAACGCTTGATCATTGCTTAAATTCAGTCTTTTAGTTAGCTTGTTTAAGCTCGTTCGGTGGCGTTTGCTGTTTTTGGTATAGTTTAGGTAGAGTGTATTGTCTCTTAAATAGAAGGTGTGCTTATGCATTTTAATTACTCCTTTTGATTTCTTTAACGCTTGCTTGTGAGTTGTCTCTAATCGTGGTTTTTTGACGCTCGCTAAAGGCTCTTTTTGTGGGTTTTAAAGCGCTGTTTTTAGCGCGCGCTGTCCCCTTAGGCTTTGGCGTGCTTTGGCTTTTCTCGCTTGTGTTGTCGTTATCGCTAGTTTGCGCGCTGTTTTTTTGCGCCTGTATCGCTTGCGTGAGTTCTTTGAGATGGTTAAAGCTTGTAGCTGTCTCATTTGTCTCATTTTTATGTCTCATTTTTTTGTCCTTTCTTGTATCCTTAACGCCCCTTTATAGCGTGTAGCGTATGGATTAAAATGTTATTAAAGCTATTTTAAAAAATGTAATTGT